CCTAGCAGGGGGAAGGAATAACCCTGCTAGATAGTCCAGTAATTATAGGTAAGGGAGAGCCTTGATTTGGTTCTCTCTCACGAACTTATCTATCCGTTCTTGTAGTGCGATTGCGTGTTCATCTTGCCCGCTAACCTTATGGGTTAGTGGTATTACCTTGCGACTAGAACGCTTAACCTTAGCCTTACGCTTAGGTTTAACGACCTTACTAGTCGGGTCAATAACTATCACCTCGCCATTACTCTTGGTGATGGTGATTGGTGATGGTATTTGCTTGGTGTTCATAGTTCGGTTCTTTAGCACCCCTCTAGGGGCAACCATAATCGAACCCGCCATATCCTTATCCTCTCTCTAAGTTGGGGAAGGTAGTGGATAAGCGGGGGGTGAACCCCGCCTACCCTTCACCCTTACTTGCTCGACTTACAAGGTCGAACTCGCTAGGGGTGTCTTTCAATTTATCGAGTGATTATCGAGTGTCTACTAGGTTCGGGGTTCTATCTGATAAGGTTAGACAACTAACCCAAGAGCAGAATTACAAGAACCCTAAAGGGTTCGAACTCTTTCGGTGAAGGGCTACGACCTTCCCCGTTTTGCTAGGTTCTTAAGTAGTTGCCTACTCGAACTTTATCGGGGTTGGTATCCGTTCCAACCGATAGGAGAATTGAACCATAGGTCAAAACCGATTACAAGCCAAAACAAGGGTTTTTTGAAAGTTTTTTTGTGAGGCTCATCACACCCTAAGTGAACAATAGGTGAATACTTTCGGGTTCTCGGTGTGTCGATTTGAAGATTTTAGGAAAGTGTGCTTAGGGGATAATCGAACAAATGTTCGAATACCGGTGGCGGAATAGGTCGGGGAGATAGTTCGAACAAGTGTTCGCATATTTGGATTTTAATATATCTCTCAGTTAGTTCTCAGATATCAAGTAGAGGTAGAGGGTAGGAAAATATCTAAATCGGTAAGTAGATAAGTCGACAAATCGACAAAACTTTGACCCAGACTTGTTTAATTTTCGCTCGGTAATATATATATGTCTTACCCTAAAAATATATGTTAGGCCCGTTAATATATATACAAAACGGACATTTATAAGAAATATCACCCTAAGTTGTTCGCTTTTCAGTTATTCACAGGTTATCTATATATGTAATATATAATATTTCATATACGGAGATTCCTCCGTTTTGAACTACGGAATCTCCTATAGTATATATATAATATAATATATATAATGGGATAGGTCTGCCGTTAGGCAACTACCGTTAGATTAGTCTTAGGGGCGTTAAATGGCAAAGCAGAACCTTACCAAGGAAGAGGCCCAGTTCAGGGTTCTCACCCAACTTAAACAGGGTCAGACCATCAAGATGGCTATGGAGTCGGTTGGCCGATCTGAGGCCGCTTTCCGCCAATGGACCCTTACTGAGCCAAGTTTTAAAGAACAGGCTGACAAGGCTAGGCTAGAGGCTAAGGGTGTAAAAACCGACCTAGCCGAACTTAAAGATATTTCATTTGAGGATTTCTCTAAGGAGTTCTTAGATACCTCACTCTTCCCCCACCACCTTGATTGGGTGGATCTGGTAGAGGGCAAGGAGCCTAGGTGGTTACATCCATCTATGACCTATGAGCAGGCTGCTACTAATCGTATCTTGATTAATGTGCCACCTGAACACGCCAAGTCAACAGTTATCACAATCAACTACGTTACCTACCGCCTTGCTGTAGATCCTAACGTCAGAATCATTATTGTTTCAAAAACCCAGGGTATGGCTCGTAAGTTTCTTTCAGCCATCAAGACCCGACTTAGCCACCCTAACTGGACTAAGTTGCAGGTAGCCTTTGGCCCACAGGGTGGATACAAGGCAGACTCCAACACTTGGTCTGCTGATATGATCTACCTAGGTTCAGGCCGCGACTCTGGCGAGAAAGACCCAACTGTACAAGCATTAGGATTTGGATCTCAGATCTACGGTGCAAGAGCCGATCTGATTATCCTTGACGATGTGGTGATGAATGCAAATGCCCACGAGTGGGAGAAGCAAATTGAATGGCTTCAAAAAGAAGTCATCACCCGTTTGGGTCGACACGGAAAACTACTTATTGTAGGAACCCGTGTCGCACCTATTGATCTTTATAAGATGATGAGAGATCCTGGTCAGTGGACTGGTGGTAAATCTCCATTCACTTACTTTAGTCAACCAGCAGTATTAGAATTTGATGAGAAGCCTGCCAATTGGAAAACCTTATGGCCCAAGACTGATAGGCCTGAGGGGGAACAAGATGAGCCGGACAAAGATGGATTATACACCAAGTGGGATGGACCCTCGTTATTTACTAGAAGGTCTGAAGTTGCTCCCTCAGTATGGGCGCTGGTCTACCAGCAAGAAGATGTTATGGAAGACTCGATCTTCTCGCCAACTGTTGTCGCTGGATGTGTCAACGGAATGCGAAAGAGAGGCCCACTTAAGGCTGGAGTCCCAGGCCATCCAAAACATATTGATGGCTCTTATACCGTTATCGGCCTCGACCCCGCTATGGCAGGAGCAACAGGAGCAGTAGTAGTTACCTACAACCGCTCTGATGGTAAGATCTATGTCTTAGACTGCGTCAATATGACAGATACTACCCCACAAAGAATTAGAGATCTCATAGAAGAATGGGTTATCAAATACAAACCCCAGGAGATCCGAATAGAAATTAACGCCCACCAGAAGGCTTACGCCTTAGATGATGATCTACGCAACTGGTTGGCGGCTCACGGCTGTACCCTCAACTCTCACTTCACAGGTAAGAACAAATGGGATACAGGATTTGGTGTGGCATCTATGGCCTCACTGTTTGGGACAACAAGAGATTCTCGTTTCCAAGATAATAATCTAATTGAACTTCCTTCTAATGAAGGCTCTGAGGGCTTGAAGTCCTTAGTACAGCAATTAATTACTTGGAAACCTGATACCAAAAACCCGACAGATACAGTGATGGCGTTATGGTTTGCTATCATTAAAGTCCGTGAACTTATGCAGCAATCATCATATGCTACTAAGTTTGCCAACAATCGTTGGGCAACTAGAGCACAAAAAGATAAAAGATACGGAATCAATTTAGACGAAGCCTTTGCAGAGCAATGGCAAGAAACCTATGGTTAGGATATAAATGGCTTTATCAATAGACCAAATTGCATCACGGGTTGAGTCACTCAAATACCGTGCTTCTGAGCGTGATGCTCGAGCAGGCGATGTCCTTGCTGTGCGTCAAGGTAAAATCTCTGAAGTTTATCCTGACTTTTTTCCAGAGGGTGTAGATACAAATGTCGTGGCAAATTTTATTGATATCGTTGCCAGGGATCTTTCTGAGGTTATGGCGCCACTTCCAGCGGTTAACTGCTCGTCCGCTAATCAGATCAATGATCGTGCTCGTAGGTTTGCTGACAATCGTACTCGCATTGCTTCTAATTATTTTAATCATTCCGACTTACAAGTTTCTATGTACACGGGGGCGGACCACTATATAACATATGGATTCCTGCCATTCGTAATTGAATTGGATCAGGAAGCAAAACTGCCTCGCATCCGCCTAGAAAACCCAAGGATGGCTTATCCTGAATTTGATCGCTATGGACGATGCATTGCATTTGCAAAGCGATACACACTTACACTTGGTGAGTTAGTAGCACAATTCCCAGAGTACGAAAGCCAACTACTTGGCCCATCTGGATTCAAACAAGATATCAATAACTTAGTTGAAATTATCCGCTACTATGACAAAGACCAATCTGTTGTATACATACCATCTAGACAAAATTTAGTTTTGTCTCAAGCCAAGAATCCTCTTGGTAAGATGATGGTTGTTGTAGCAAAACGCCCATCTGTTGACGGCGAGATGCGTGGACAATTTGATGATGTATTAGGAATTCAATTACTTCGTAACCGTTTTGCTATGTTGGCTATGGAGGCTGCAGAGAAATCTGTACAGGCTCCTATTGTACTTCCTCAAGATGTACAAGAGTTGCAACTTGGTGGAGATGCGGTTATCCGTACATCTAATCCAGCAGGTGTTCGTCGCGTAGAACTTACTCTACCACAAGGTGCATTCACTGAACAACAATTATTAAATCAAGAGTTACGCGTCGGTGCTCGTTATCCAGAGGGACGTACTGGTAACATCGACGCTTCCATTGTTACTGGTCAAGGTGTGCAGGCTCTTATGGGTGCCTTTGATACCCAAGTTAAATCAGCACAAGCAATCTTTGCTACAGCACTTCGTGATGTTATTAGCCTTTGCTTTGAAGTTGACGAGATGTTCTTTGATGAAGTTAAAACAATTCGTGGCGTAGACGCTGGTTCTCCATATGCATTAGAGTATAAACCAAGTAAAGACATCAAGAAAGATTATTCTGCTGATGTTCGTTATGGTATGCTTGCTGGTCTTAATCCAGCACAAGGTCTTATCTTTATGCTACAGGCTCTTGGAGGCAAGTTAATCTCCAAGGATATGGCAATGAGGGAGTTACCATTCAATGTTAATGTCACACAAGAGCAAGAGAAAATTGAAGTTGAAGATATGCGTAATGCTCTTATTGGTTCACTTCAGGCTTACACACAAGCAATTCCGCAGATGGCTGCTGCTGGACAAGATCCTTCAGATATTGTTAAGAAAATCGCTGACGTTATTAAGTCACGACAAAAGGGAC